TTATTTCAGCTTCCTGATTAGGACTTTCACTTAGACTATTACCTTGCGCAGGAACGACTTCAGGTTGATTTAAGGCCGACATTGCTGATCCTGCTGCTGGTGTAGATGTGACTCTGGACTGTTCATTGGGTCTTCTTATGACAGGAACACCACCAGCAGAATTTTGTCTTTGATTTTGCGGAGGTTGCTGCTGTTGAGATGTTGAAACGTAATTTTCATTTTTATTCGAAAATTCTTTAACTTGACTTTCAACTAATGGTTGAAGGTTCTTCGGCACCTTTTCAAAATCCATTTGACCATCAATTATTCGTTTAGAATATATTTCTGCGAGTTTTTTTGCTTCAGGATCCAATTGTTTTGTATTGGAAAAAGTTGTTCCTCCCTTCAGTTGTTGCCGTTCTGCAGCAATTTTTCCTTGAATATCTAACCTTCTAACTTCACTCGGTGACATATATCCAGGAGTCATAGCTCTAAAACGAGATTCAACATCTTGTCTATAGGTTGTTGGCACATTATCAAGTGACAATTTGCCTTCATTAACATCTCTTAAATATTTTCGAACCCTCACATCATAATCGCGTTCTATTTTTTCTTGTTGGGATCCAAATTCTGCCATTTATGCAAACCCTCTTTGGTATTCTAATTGTTTTTGAAAATATATTGCCATGTCGCTTACATTTTCGACATTTGCGATATTATTTGATAAATTTATCTGTTTTTGTGTATTTTCGACCGTTGAATAGTTCTTCTGGTCCGTATTCTGGTCCGTATAATTGGTTTCACCTGTATTTTCATTCACATTAGCCATTCGTATAGTATCTGTACCAACATCAGATGTTTTTAGGGGCCTGGATTTTGGTTTTGGTGGTGTGTCCAATAATTCAATATCTTCTTTTGATAACCATTGTTCTGGTACATATTCTATGCCTAAACCTGCCGCACCTCTTTTAGCCGATCTTTGTCGTAATGAAGCAATATATCTTGGTCTGTCTTTATTCTTTTGGTTTCCAATTGCTGTTGGAAAAATTTCTGTTATATGTTCATTATCCCATTTAACCATATTTGTAATAAATTCACTAGATGTTTTGGAATTTGCAGCAGCATAAGAAAAAGCACCTTCGCCATAAGAACCCATCTGCAAAGTTCTATCTGCTAAAAAATCTATTAATTTCGGCGAATGAAATTTTTCAGGAACTTTTTTTAAATTTTTCTGTGCTGCAGGCACAATATATTTTTTATACCACGCATTTTGTGCGTCCAGCATTGCTTGAGGATTTTGCGCCGAAACTTCTTTCCATTTTTTATTAACTTCAGTTAAAGACATACTTTCAGTCATACCAAATTGCGGATTATCGTGTATAAAATTTTTAAGTGAACCACTCACTTTACCCGGTTTTGAAGCATTTATACCAAAAATGCCATATGAATATCTTCCAGAACCTTTAGGATCTTCTACAATTTGACCAACATTTTTCAATGCATTAGACGATCCGGTTTCACCCATAACACTAACCATCGGATTTGGTTTTACTGGGGTTGCTGTTGTCGCCGGTGCAACAGGCGGTGCAGTCTGCATTATAGGTTCTGCTGATGGTTTTGCTTGTGTTATTTCCTCTATCTTAATAGCAGGTGGACCAACAGATGATGTTGAAACACCAGGAGGATTTTGCAAAACATTACCTTGTGTATCGGTGTGTGTTTCAGGTAAGTTTGCTGGTGAGATTACAGGTTTTGCAGGCGCAGCGGCCGCCACACCAGCAGCACCTAAACCTAATGCACCTAGACCTAATGCACCAAATAATGATCTACCGCCACCACCAGAAGATTTAAATACTTTTCTTGTCGGTGCAGCACCAGCACCTAGAGTTAATACTTTAATGAGTTGTGCATTTCTTCGATCTTTCTCTAATCTCTCTGCTTCTAAATTATTATACTTCGATTGCCTTTCTTGCAATTCACTATTTCTAGAATTGACTAAAAGTAAATATATTGCACCTAATAATCTTGTAGAAACGGCAACAAATTCCAATTCATGTGGTCTAGGCTGCAAATTGCCTGCAATATTTTGACCAGACGATAAAATTGAGGCGACTTTGTTTTTAGTGCCATTAGAAATTTGCATTTATTTTCTCATTCTTTCTTTTATTTTTTGGTTTTCTTCCTCGACATATTGTACCAACATACTGATATAGATTTCTCTTTCCCAAGGCAACATATTTTCCAATTCAGTTAGACTATACTTATGGTGTTGCATCATTGCAAAATTTGTTTTGTAATAGTTTTTCAAATTATCATAACGAAATATTAAACGAAAAAACTTTCTAGTCCCTCCACTTCAATACTATGATCAAATCCACATTTATTACATTTAATTTCAACATCTTTTTTCAATTTAGGTAAATCATTAAAGAACTCTTCAAGTTTTTCAAACTGTGCTTGATTTAAATTTTCGATAAAATGTAGAAACTCGCCCGGTTGTGCCTCATGTGCATAGTAATATTGTTCGCCGTCATAAAGATATTCAATACTTTCTGCAATCATATTAAACGTGACCATATCAACACTATTTAAGTTAATCGAATCTTTCACAACATAAAATTCTGGATATTTCATCTTAACAAATATTTTATCTGTCAATTGTATATCTTCTTCACTTACTTCACCCGATAAATTTATATCAGTCAGGTTTAAATTAACTTCCATAACATTGCCACATATTTTTTCACCAACATCATTGTTACATCTATATTTTGCTTCAACCACTTCACCAACTGATTTTGCACGAAGGTTAATGAAATAATATTCAACGTCTAATATAGGCAATTTATCAATAACAACATCTTCAGTCAAAGTACAATTATTTAATATATCTTTTATACTATTATGTACGGTTTCAGAATCATCAGATTCCATGGCCATCAAAAGATTTTTTTGTTCTTTAACTAAAAATGGTCTAAATTTAATTTTCTTTTTTGTTAATGGCAAGACTAATTCATAAGTCGGCACATCAATTTTTGGTAAAGGCATAATGAAAAACTCCTGTTAAATTATTATTGTTTAAAAAGTCGGTGCCGCTCGTTTTTGAATTTCATCCCATCTGGCTTGAGATTCTGCTCGTTGTCTATCAAACTCTGCATTCCATTGTTCTGCTTCTCTATTGTATTCACTTCTATTACCTTCAAATAAAGTCAATTGTTCCCAATAATCATATACAAATGTGACGTTTAATTTATGATAGGTATCAGATGACGAATCTAAATCCATTTGATTAATGGAAACCGGAAATGCATTAATTAATTTTAATGCATATGTTAAAATATTGGAATTGTCATATTGTCGTATTGTAATTTCTGTGGCATAATTTTTCTTATATTCAAAATCAAATTTATCACTATTATTGATATATTGCATCCATCTTTCAAATACATACTTCGCAACCATATTTCCAGTAACAATAAAGGTTAAATCCATATCAGTATATGTACTTAAATATGGATACTTTTGAACTGGACCATAATTTTTTTGTTCCATTGTTGCAAATGTTCTGCCAGGTAAATTTGCGTTTTCACAGGTTAACATTAGAATTTTACTAGGCGTTTCTTGTCCAGCTACTGTTGTGGGCAATGAAATGACAACCTCAAATCTAGAAGGTCTTGCTAACTCTGAACTAAAACTGGCTAAAAACTCGCTTATTTGTGATGCCATTTATGAATTCCTTATCTTCGTCAATGAATCTTGCCAAACATTCTTGGCAGTGTCTTTTCTAAATTGTTGTATTGGTAGAAACATTGCAACATCCCATTCATTCGGTTGTACTAATAATATCTTTGACCTGATATGCGTAAATAAATATCTCTTTAAACATGGACGAAATTCTCTAAACCTTCTCGTCGAATTTAATATATCATAAGTTACTCGCATACGAATAATTTCATCTTCTTCATTCAGTATTGCAAACCTCATCAATTTGGTCATAAAAAGAACTCTTTGTTTTATAGGCAAATAATGCAAATTCAATCCTAAAAAACCATCATTGTATTTTTCCAATACTAAAACTAAAGGAAATCTATCCCAATACGGCAAATCATCTTTTGTCTTTGCATCATAATAAAAAAAATACATTCTTCCTAATTTAAATTGCGGTACTTGTCTTGACTTTTCTCTACTGATAGTAATTGGTATCAAAGATGGTCTTTTTATTTCTGCGATCTTGGCCATCAACCATTTAAATGACAACGCAGTCATTGTTTTTAGTTGATCACCAGTTTTTTCTAATGCTAATTGTGTTAGTTTTGATTCCATGGGGGTATTTAGTTAGACATTTAAATCTTGTTCGGTAAGTATTTTAAACTCCCAACCTCTATCCAAACAATAATCAATCGCGGCTTTCCATTTGGATTGATTGACACCCCATGTGGTAACTTCATTTATATACTGTTTCGTTATGCGTTTCTTAATTTCAGGTGGTTGCGTTTGTCTTTTTGGCTTGACCTCAACTAAATATGTTC